CATCCTTTTGTTACAATCGTGGTGGCACCATCTACCGAAGCCCCATCCTTTAAAGGGGTTGCACCAGAGGTAAAATGACCCGTAGTATGACGAACCACGTTCTGATCCGTGTAAAGGGCCAGGTTAGCAATCTGTCCAAGGAACCCCTTAGTGATAATGTCCTTCGCTACGTTCTGGGCGAAAGTTCCCTTGAGACCGTCAGCCAACGCCCAGTTTGCAGCAGGATTCAGAATACCGACACGAGAATCAGATGGAACAGCCTCATCATCAAGTCTTGTCTGTGCATTACCTAAAGCCAAAAAGGTAGCCGGTGTCGTCCCAGGCGTACCTACCGCATTATAAACATCTGAGTAAAGCCCACAAAGAGCAGCATCCCGACCATTTGCAAGAGCCAGAGCGGCAGGCTGAATATATCTTTTGCTGTACTCTTCAATAGTCTGGGTAAGTTCTACGGAGGTGAACTTCCAGGCCACATGAGACTGGGTTGACATCGTGATAGAGGTCGATGGTTCGAAAATAGTTGACTCAACAAGTGTTATATCATCTGTTACTCTAAACTTGTTGGGTTTACGAATCGTGATTTGCGAACCAACCTTCACAAATTCGTTCTTGTATGCAGTATGGACGTGTCTTCCCATTGCCATACTGTTGACTAACTGCATTAATGATTCTTTTGCAATTATTGATGGATTTAGTAATGTAGCCATAATTTTTAACCTTTATTCCTCTCTCGCCATGCCCTATATTCTCTTGGTGGCATATTACTTGGGTCCTGTTCAGTAACCCCCGTAGTTTTCACCGGAGTTATAGGTTCAGGCGCATTAGTTGTTCTTTTTTTAGGTGGAGGAGCTTTAAGTCTCTCCTCTATTTTTCCAAGTTCGTGAGCGACCTTGAGAGGCGAAAGTTTCGCAATATCGGCGGCTTCTTCCGGGTGTTTTCCGAGATAATAGAGAACATCTTCTGCGGTATCTGAAATGAGGATCGCTTCAACCATCGCCTCAGAAATCTTGAGGTCTTCATCAAGGACGAGTTCGTTAAAATCGGCATATTTCGTGCGTCCTTTTTCCATCTTGTCATCAAGTTCCTGATAGGTTTCGTCAATCACTTTTTTTTCATCTACCGTTGCTGTTTCTTTTGAGACTTCCTCGCTTTTCGTTCGGAACTTTTGTTCAACCTTCCAGTCGGCAAGGGCCTCAAGGAAATCAGCCTCAGTCTCGAAGTTTTCTACCTTTGGCTTATCTGCCTGCGGGATAGCACTCTTGACCGTCTTCAACTCTACTTCCAGTTCAAGACGTTTTGTTCGCTCCCAATCACGTTCTCTTTCCGCTTCACGTCGCTTTTTGGTAATCTCATCAATCCGTTTCTGCACCGCATCTTTCTCTCTCGGTGGTTTTTCTTCAACCTTCTTCTCTGGCAGAATTTCTTCGGAAGTTTCTTTTTTCTCTTCTTTCTTCTCTTCCTTCTTCTCTGTTTTGGGAATGACCGGTGTTTCCCTTTCTTCTTCTTCGGTCTTCACTACTTCATCTGCTTTTTCAGGTAGCGGTGAAATTGAGCTCACCGAAAGATTATTAGGGTCGTCCACCGTATTGAGGATCACGGGGATGATTGCTACGTCCTCAATCTTTTTTTCTTCAACTGTTTTTTCTTCGTTTATTTTTTCCATGTTTGCGGGCCTCCTAAGCCTGTGCCTGGTATCTCGACCAGTCGGGTTAAGGTTAAAAAAAAGGGCAACCACCAGATTTTTACGTCTGGCAATTGCCCTCGTTTCAGGATAAGGCTACTTATTCAGTTTTTAAAAATCCTTTAAGACAATATCTTCAACCTCGTTTTTTTCAATCTTCTTGGGCGTTCCATGGGCGAAATGAGTAGTTACCTTTCCGTGAAACAACTTATCTATCTCCTTAATGAGAAAAACCTTACCATCCTCAGTTTGAAATAAAATCTTGTTCACTACTTTCCCATCCTCATTGCTTTATATTCCTTCATACTCATTTGCTCTGGTTTCTTTTTTATCATCGGTTCAACAGAAATCTTTTCAATCTGGATGCTCATCGAGTGATCTTCCTCCCCACTCTGTCGCTCCGACATACTAATTGAAGTAACACGAGCTTCGGCCTGAATTATCACCCCATCTCCTATTTTATAGTTTATTAAGGGGGGCATCTTATCAATTTCCTCTTTTTCAAACCGAATCTCCAAACCATATGGCCATTGTTCTTGATTGGCCGTAGGCGTTTGAACCAAACCTTCTTTTTTTAATTCCTCTTTCGTCTTTTTTGGCAATTTCATGTCGATTAATTCTGGCATAGCACCCTCCCTAATTCATCAATACCGATTCCGGTTCGTGTTGCTGATATTGCAACATGACCCTCTCCTTTATTACCCTATCAAGATGATACTCGACTACTATTCTTGTCAAATTATGGATTAAAAAAAGGGCAGACTCCAAGTTCCCCGGTATCCCTAACACTTCGATCTGACCGTTATCCATTACTGAAATAGTCATTTTGTGAATTACCATACCTATTTAACCTTTTTCTTCGCCTTGGCCACACGGGTAACAGCACTCGATGACCCCATGACCGCATCTCTTAGGGCATTACCAGTCTTCGCGGATTTCCCTGTCGGTTTCCATCCGTGGTCCACCGCATTCAAAAGGCGCTCCTGTGATTCAGCCTTTTCTTTCGTTGTACCCTTACTTTTTACGCCCGAAGGTGTACTGACCCTATAACCGTCAACTTTTTTGATATTAACCGGACTCATTGTGAATCCCTCCTGTTTGATTCAGTTCCAATACTTGTTTCCATAATTTTAATTCGACACCAGTATAAGTATTTTTACTACTACCCTTCCTGAATTTACCATTATCGTTTCTTAAAACAATTTTGTTCTCAATCGCTTTTTTTCTCACATCACAAAATTCGATAACCAATTATGCTTATTTCTTTTTTATTTTTAAGTAAGGTTCTACAATTCTCAAAAAATCAGATGTTGTTATATTTCCGTAACATCCCCATCTATATAAGGGTCTATGATTATTGTTTTGTTGTCTACTTATTCCGTAACTTCCCCCAAAAAGATTTTTAATAAAATCAACCGCTTCTGGTTGAGCTTGTGTAACCACAACCATCGGTTTATAACTTTCTTGTTACATCACCACGACGCCTATTTTCCCTTTGTCTTCCCAATCCAATATAACCATCGCTATCAAGAACACCGGCGATATAAGCCAAGTCCTCATTAGTGATTTTTACAGGCATATTATTCTCCTGTTCTTGGTAAATTCAAAACTGCATTTGGTTCAAATTTATTAAAATAATCCGTTAATTTCTCGGCACCATGTTGTGACAAAACAAAATCGGATGGAGTATAAGACCATTTACCCACTTGATCTGTTTCCCAGTGACCACCTGGTGTTTCTGGTGTCGAATAAATACTTCCATCTGAGAATGTAATATGGTTAGGCAACTTAAACTCATCGGTTAAATGTTGCCCTTTTGACTGATCTGGAACTCCATATTTGGCGATATAACCTGCATAATCATAATCATTGGGAATAACGGTTCCATCTGATTCTGGAACTATAACCTCCGGCCCCTTCTCTCCTACCAAATAGGGTTGATCTTCCTTGACGGGGCCACCTTCTCCTCTTGTTGGTATTTGAGCCGGTGTCTTTTGTCCTCCAGCGATCTTCATCCTATTATCAATCTCCAATCCTTGAAGTTTAACCTTCTCCTGTTCAATCTTTATCTGAAGTACCTGAAGTCCTAATCCTGCCTCTTGCAACTTTGCTTCCAATAACGGATCAGGAGGAGGGGGAGGCGGCGAAGGGGCTGAAGGAGGGGAAGGTGAAGGAGGTAACCTTGTACCACCCCTTTCAGCCGCCTCCCGTTCTTTCTTTTCTCTTATTTCAGGCGGAAGTAGAAATTCTAACCTTTCCGCCATTTCGTCAGCACCAGGCCAATCCATAGACTTCGCATATAGATCGCCGATTAAAGGAGCGGCATCGGGATAATACTGAATGAATTCACCCATCGACTGTCTTGCTTCCGTCCTCTGTGTGGTAAAGGACGGTCCAACCGTGACAACGACATCGTAAGTGCCAATAGATAGATCGTTTACAATTGGCCCTTCGGGAGTGGTTTCAATATTTATTGCCTCAAACTTTTGTAACCCGCCTTCTAACCCCAACCGGATGATTCTTTCTGTGTCCAATATCCCCGGTGCTACATCGATCAGGACTCGGCCAAGGTGTTCAATGGATCGAGCAAGGTTATCAATAAAGGCAAACGTCCCAACATCGCCTTCCTTTTTCCGTTCTTGGATAGCAACCCCAGACCTTTCGTTGCTCTGCATTCCAAGTGAGGCTCTTTGTAATCCCATCGTATCCCGTACCTGTTGGTCTGTCTCTTGAATCTTCTCCACCATTGCCGAGGATACTTGAGGAGGAGGTTCACGATGAGGCCACCCAGGAGCTTTTTCATCTGGGTTTACCAATAAATACGGAAAGTTTTTCTTATGGGCTTCTTTCCACTGTGTTTCGTGACCAGCTATTTGTTTGGGTGTCGCAAGGTAAGGGGTTTTTGGAGCCAGACCTACCTGTTCGGTATCCAACGATACAAAATAATTATTCATCCGTTTAGGGTCCTTAGCATTTCGGATCAATCCCCTGATTTTTCGCTTTCCACCGACATTTAATTCTTTCCCCCAAATCGGAATAACGGGAATGTATTTCTTCCCAACCCATTCCTTTTCATCCTCAATCTTATTACCGGACAAAAGATACCACTTGATTTTATACGCATTAACCTTTCTCTTTTTAACTACAACGTCTCCCTTTTCCAGTTTTTCAACGATCCTATCATCGGCCAGTTGGTAAATTGTTTTAACAACTGGTTCCTTGACAAAATATTCAGCAACCCTGACGGTTTTGTCGGTACACCAACCTTCTATAAATTGACTGTCTGCCTGGTTAAACGGCATGGAGTCATGGCCGTGTGTCTCTTTAAATTCATCCTTGTCCATGTCAGTGATGATGAAACAATAGAGAGCATCCGAACAATCGTACTCCGAATGTTTTCCCCAAAAGACAGCCAGGGCATTATCAATCTTCTTAATGCGGGCATCCTGGTCAAATGAATCATCACTTACATATTCCGTAACAACCCTCATGGCTCCATACCCACAAGCCACCGCATGTTCAAAACCGTGATCTATCGCAGTATCGGCTTGAGATACTTGCTGAACGTGTTTAATCCAGCCTCCTAATATCTGAGCTATGGCTACATCAGCTTTATCATCCACCGGAATAACTTTAATTGAAGGACGATTCATTCGCTGATCGCCAACAACCTGATCGATAAAGGTAGGAAAGGTATTGACGGTTATGCAGGGCCTACCATCCGCTTCTCGTTCTGCACGGATAGAGGCAGGCCACTGAGCACCCTCAATCCCGATAAATTGCAGATCCTCTAAGGCAAGTTTGCGATTCTCGTCGTCGTCCTCCATCGCCTTCCTTAGTCGATCTCTGGCTTCTGCAAGTATCTTATCCTCGTGGGTACGGGCGTCATTCTCAATATCTCTTTTTGTCTTTGCCATTAAATATTAACCTTCTTTAATAAATTCCTAAATCTTTTCCAGTATTTCATCTGATTTTTATTTGGAAAATATACTTTCAGATTAGAATATTTTTTATTAGACCATTTTGATCTTGCCATTAATTCATCCTGTACAAAATAAAAAAGGCCAACGCTGGGATTTGGTCGTCCCAATGTTGGCCTTTAGGTTTCCGTTTATTATCTTGGAATTTAGGCGTTCTTTGTTAGACTAATTTTATTTTTATTCTCCCTTCGGGAAGTTTACTAAAAATCTTTTTAAATTTACCAATTCTCCCCTTGTGTTTAATCTGTTCCTTAACAAATTTTGTGGATTCTTTATCAAACGACACACCGACTATTTTATCACCTTCTAAAAAAATCCTAAGTGGAGGGCCTATAATTTTGGTGGCTTCCCACTTTAAATCACCTAAAGACATGACTCTCCTACTCACCTTTTCCACTTAACTGTTTCTGAAGTTTTCTCCCAAGTCCCTTTAGTGTTTTTAAAGGAATAAAATAAATGTATTTAATTAATAAAAATAAAATTGAATGCTTTTGTGGTTTGCTTAGACCTTCTTGTATGCGCCAATTGCGATAATCCTCGGCAGTCATAATATCAGGATTATCTGGCTTCAACTTGGCAGCACGAAGAGATTCTTTTACTACCTCTATGTCAACATCTGTTAAATCTGGTAGCGGAGCAATAATTTCACGCATGTTTTATTGACTCCAACAGTGTTCTCTTCAAGCCTTCAAGTATTTTTAACGTCTTAATTACTTTGTCCTTTGGAACCCTGACAACTTCGTCATTCTTCACCATAATCTCTTTTTTTAAGAATGTCAAGGGTTTCTTGAATTCAGTCTCTATCATGCCTTTATTCCCATGGCCGTTTAAAGATTATTACGTAGCAGAATTTGCACCTTTCCCATAAGGTCATTTCAAATAGAACCGCCAATGCCAATTTGAAATCCTTATAAAAGTTTCTTTGTGAGAGTTTTCTTAACTTCTTGGCTACTCGCCCATTCATTGCTTGCGGTAGATTCATTGTTATATTTCCCTTCTATTCCATCGCTCAGTGAGACATTTGTTTCCTTTTGAACGATTGTTTTCGTTCATGGTTAGTCGGCATGGACGGCATCTTATCGTTAAATCACAAACGGTTTCCTCTATGGGTTCTACGGGCAATCCACAAAATGGACAACTTAATAATTCACTTGATCGAACACCCTTCAGATGAACCTCTTGTTGTTCTTTTGTCCAGTAAACTTCATCGTGAATATTTCGTTCCATCGATATCTCCTTCTCCTAATTCCCCAGATAAGCTAATCCGCCCGCAACAACATAATCCCTTCTCGGCCTCTCAAACGGCATTGACTGAACTTTCGATTGATATCCAACTGCGAAGCACCTCATCGCATCTGCGGGGTTGCTCGCCCAGTTATGGCATGGCTTATTTGCTAACGTCTCTTTCTCTTCATCCCATTCAGAACGAAATGATTCTAAGGCGATAATGAGTTTGGCACATTTTTTTTCATCAAACCAACACTGACTAAGAACGTTTCTGACCATCTCGATCCCGTTCATAATCGCCTGGGTATCCTTCCCCTTTTTTACAGTGATAATGGGTTCAATTCCAAGGTTTTCCGCCGTTTCTTTTCGAGTCAATGCCACATCGGTTTCTCCACCCATTTCCCGTTTCGCAACGTCGTGAGGGAAATAATGATCTCCATAGACATAGGGTTTTTCTTTTAATATCTTTGCATAATGAGCCAAACCCATTCCAAAATCTTCACAATAATCTATGAATCTATATTCTCTCCCGATCTGTTGGAAAAATAAGATCGACATCACATCCTCAGTCCCAGAAAGCCCTAAGTCCCAAGCGGTATAAACTTCGTGACCTTCCGAATGAGGAACGGCGCATATCCTTCCTTCCTTCCTCGCATCGGCCATCTGTTTAGCATAGTAGACGCCTTTGATGTTTCTATCTGTAATGGCCTCCTCTTCGTTCTCTGGATAGTTCTCGTTTACATCTCGCTCGGTCATCCCGGAGGAGATCATCTGGACTTTGAAATCTTCCGGTCTATCTGGATGGGCATTCCAGGGAAGGAATATCCGTTTAAACTTATTCAGGCCACGCATAGAGGAAATAAAGAGATCGCGAGTAAACATCCAGCCCGATCCCTCTTTAATGGCATTGGATACGATAATTACCTGACCTTTCGCCCCCTCAATACCAGGATAAGAAGCATTAAAGATAGCCTTTGCCATCCTATTTTTACATGTTTCGTCCATTATCAGCAAGTTCGGAGTCTTGGATTGAGCTCCCATTTCGGTAGTTGGTAAACTTTTAATCGTGCTGACAAGTCCATTGGCGTGCTGAAATTCAAGCACCTGTTTGGTGCGGGTTTTAACGGGTGGCTTTAACCAAACTGGCAATCTGTCCATGATAAAATAAACACGATCCAGAAACTCGATGCTTAATTCCTCTGTCACTGAAATAACGACGGCCAAATACAACTGATTTCTGATAACCTGCCAAAGTACAAAAGCTGCGGTCAGCCAAGTCAATCCCAATTGCCGAGCTTTCAGGATGATTAAAAGCATTGACTCAATAAAAGAAGGAATAATCTTTGCTTGCTCCGGCCAGAGTTTAAGTTTAATCGCAATCTTTTTCTCTTTATCCTCGATGAAGATGTATTGATTGATAAAATAAAGGAATGACTCGATCACTCTCCGGCACTCCTTTACTTTTTGCTCAAGGGTTAGTTCTTTATCGATCATTCTTATTCCTTCGGCTGAAACAAGACACAACCAAAATCTGGTTCTGTGAATAAACCTTCTTGGTCATACGCCTCATTCCATAAAAAATCCCTATCTTCCATCTCCTTACATCGACGTTTGTTTATTTCTCCACATACAGTCTGATCTGTCCAAAACTTACAATTCTTGCAGAAACTTATCATTCGGCCTCACCAATCTCCAGTTCTATTTTCTCCACATCAAATTCCCCCTTCAAAACTTGCTCCTTTAATGCCTTCCCTATAGACTCAGCACCCATAACAGACTGATACAGGTCAACCGAAACACCTGTATATTTATACAGTCCCCCGTCCTTATAGGCAACTTCTAAGGTGTCGCCCTCGTAGCCAATGGAGTCGATAAAGGAGGATTTAACGGGAGTTCGGTTCATTTATTCCAACTCCTCAAGGTAAACGGGATATTCTTTGGGATATCTTCCTTGTAAATGATCAAACCTGAATTGCCGATATTTAACCTTTAAAACTTCGGATGGTTCCCACTCCTTACAGAAAACTCCAGAGGGGGGGTCTGGAAATAAAGCAATCCTGATGAAATCTTTATCTTGAGAACTCTCAGGTTCAAACCATCTCATGCATCCACAACGAGTCACCAAAAGAACCAGATTGTTTGGGCTTCGACTCACTGTATCTTTACCGCCATCATGGGCGAAATACCATAAGCCGTTTGAACACCCTGCGAGGTAAGTGTCATAACCGGTTCAATCCTACAATTCCACCTCTTGAGTATATTTTCTATGTCAACAAGGCAATTCTTCGATCTCCTTTGAACCTCTATCGCAGATTCTACCTGCCTCTCCGTATCAGTCATCTTTTTAACATCTCTTAATTCGTTCATGCCATTGCCTCCTCCTTTTTCTTCCTCAATCTTGCAACACGAGTTATAGCGTCTGAGGACCCCATTACAGCTTCCCTCAGGGCGTTCCCCGACTGCTTCTCCCTCCACGGTCTCGGTCCAGTCCATTCTCTCGCCGTTTCCCCAGACTTGATATATTCTCCCTTCTTATAGGGCATCTCAGGTTCAGGCTGACTGATCCCTGCTGCTTCTTCCATCTTCTCAATCATTGATTTGGGTGACATTTAAAGTTTCCTCCCGCACTGAGGACAAAACCTTAAAGGACAAAGCATATCCCCAAAATTATTCCCAATTCGCTCAACTACCGTATAAATCCCATCGGGTTTAATTTTTGTATATTTACACCAGCACTTCGGCTTCTCTTGAAAATTTATTTCCTGATGATCTTCACAAGCGAACCTACTAAGTTCAAAGTTTATATTCGTTGCTGGTTTTCCACAAACAAAGCAAGGGAGAGATGGCCTCTCCTTCGGCTGAGGAATAGATCTGTTGAGGATGGCCCTTACCCAAACCTTACCCTTTTCTGTCACCCTATAGTGACCATCCAAACATCCTGGATCAAGGGGTTCTATTACCCCAGAAATTACAAGAAACGTAATGGCCTCCTTAACAGCAGGGGCTTTATATCTATCATGAACCTCATAAGACGTATAGTAATGAATGAGAATTTCAAGTTCATTTGATGTTAAGAGCATTATTTATCCCCTTTTATTAGTAAAAACTGGCCTGGAGTTTAAAAATATAATCTCATAATTTTCTCAATAAGAGAACTAA